TATGACCGCTTCGATACCTCTCCATCTCTCATCACAACGGCCGCGCAGAAGCGCACCCTGCTATTTTATCGGATTTTTGAAGTCACATAGTGCCAAACTGTACACAAGATTCGATTTTCTAAAAGTATATCATAAAGGCGGAATCATGTCAACTTGTCGGCTTCGCTTCTGTCGGCATTTTTGGCTCTGTTTCGGCCTTAATGCGGTCAATTTCAAGGGCCGTGTTGGTGGTATATGGGCTAAGATCAATAATGGTTTGCTTTGAGATTGATCCCATATCATGTTGTGTTTTTAATTCGTTCATCATATTTTGCGTGTCAATCGGCCTGTTGAAATTGAATGTAATATTCATATCAAGAAAATTATCGTCGGAAAATGTTTTGCCTTGCAAGGCGAGCAATTTTCTAAAATAGATAAATCGCTGGAAAAATCCATCTTTAATCACCTTTGCCATTTTTTTCGCGCGGTTGTCGCTTTGACTAAATAGCAGTTTTAGCGAAATTTCCGACACGTTCGCAATATTGCTCTGACCAATTACGGCGCTTGGCACACATGCAATTGTATAAAGCTGTTGGATCAGGTTATCAAGCTCCAGTTTAATGCTGTTATAATCAAGCTCAGCGCTTGCGTATTTAAAGTTTCCGCCTGCTTCGTAATTGAGCGTCTCACCACACATATCCTTGCTGATAGAGGAATCAATGCCGCGCCCAATGCTTACACCCAGCGGATTTAACGATAGCGTAGTAATACTATCATCCAATTTGGAAAGCAATTTCTCAATTTTGTCCATTACCGGAATCAGATCATTCATCGGAGCGTCGCCGAAAAAATTATATTCCGTTTTGTCAAGCAGCGCATAGTGGATCGGAAGTCCGGTCAAATTCGGCTTTTCATCTTTTAAAACGCTGTCTTGATATACCTGCACTTTATCAGGATAATACACATAATAATGCTTTATTCCAGATTCCGCGTCCTGCCAATATTCTACAAATGCAATATAGTTTTCCTCATCGCTATAGACAGGATAGGCAGATTCATTCGCGATTAAATGGCATTTTACAACATCGCCGTCAAGATAATCATACTCAAATGAGTTGCCGTACCGGTCTAAATCCTGTGCGATTTTATAATCAATTGTATCAAAACGCCCTTTTTTATAAATGCGGTTGAACTCTTTCACAAGCCCCTGATCGCCGTTGATTGAGATAGGATTACCCAAAATATAGGAGGTGTGAAAATCCGAAATACTCTTGAGCGTCTGGAGCACAATCTTAGCTGTTTTATAAGTTTCGCCTTTAAATTTAAAGTCAGGCCTATGCAGCACTTTATGTAGGCGCAAGAAATATTGTTTAATATTAAGCACATTGGCAATGCGTTTTTGATGCTCAATTTCTTGCGGGACATCTTCCCACCAATACGGTTTTGTAATATCTATCATATAACCACCCCTTATCTGTAATTAATTCCACATTTAATGCCTTGGATTGCCATTCCCATTGCCATTACAAGATCATCGTGGGAGCCGCGTAGAGCGTTCATCTTTCCGTCGCTGAATTCGTACACTTTCAACTCCTGCAATAGGTCTTTGCTTTTAACAATCATTTGATTTGTTTCAAACATTTCGACAAAATCGTTAATTAGCATCGGTTTGGATTTCTGATTCGTCATCCAACCAACCTTTGGCAACAGACATTGGGAGCGCGCGTCATACTCCATATAGGAGTACATATTTCTGTAATGGAATTCGTTAAACAATTTGTCTACGACTGTATGCCCAGCCGATTGCTTTTCAACAACAAGATTCGCGCTTTTATAAAAAATACCAATATCTCTCACAATGCGCGAATAGGCATACGGTTTAATTTTATTGCTTTTAAATTCGGCACATTGTTCACAATTCGCATTCAAAACTTCAAGCGCCGAATAATCCTCTCCGATACCTTCCGCGGTATCAACGCCGATATAATACCGCGTGCCTAATTTTGGCAGATTCCAAATTGTAAGACCATTGTTTAGCCACGTTTTGAGCGTCGCGGGAAAATCCTTCGGAAGCATTTCCCGTGTAATCGTTTTAAAATTATCAATGCTGATTAGATTGTCATGGATTGTCTGCGCGTCGAAAATATTACAGCCGGTACTGACAAATGCTTCAAGTGGTTCAGATGGGAATTCTTGTTTAAAAGCGTGTTCGCTTGTATTTGCTATTTTCAGGCGACGCCATACAATCTGTTCCAGAGTTGCCCCTTTTTTAATCAGCAGCTTCTCTTCAGACGTTAATCCGTCTTTTGAGGATTTACTGCTTTCAGAGGGTAATTTACCGTGCAAATTTACGTAACGCTTGGAGAATTCTCTGTATTCGTCCTTAAACATTATTTTATCGTCGATCCAGCTGAAAAAAAACGGCTTGTACATATTTTCACGGCGTTCTGCTTTGGCCCATAACTCCTGAAAATAATTCATTCCGTTTGCCGTCGATTCCAAAATAATTGTGCCGTGCGGAGTTAATGCCTGCTCAATTGCAATCAGTTGTTTCCTGATTGTGTCTTTGCAAAAGGCGACCTCTGAGATATGCGCAAATGTAATAGTAGCACCGCGCGACACATCCTTATTTCCGCAAGTTGTGCAGACAATGTGACTGCCATTAACAAAACTTAACTCTTTCTTATTATTATTATAAATTGGCACCTTAACAGGTTCCGCCATATTATTATATAGCTGTTTTAATTTATTAAAAATCTCAGCCGCCGACTGAATTGAGTATGACATTAAAAGACATGTGCTGTTCGGTTTTGTAATTGCCGTGTAAATACTTTGCGCGACCGCAAGTGTTGAGATACCTAATTGTCGGCTTTTTAAAATAATATTGTATTTCTCCTCATTTTTCAATAAATACCTTTGTTGGGGATTTAATTTGAATTTAACACGTTTTCCGTCCTTATTTATAACCCACATAAAGTTCTGCATAAATAAAAGCGGGTCGGTAAATAATTTCTTTAATTTTTCTTCGATTGTCATTCATACACCCCAATTCTATATTCTATTTCTAATGAATTAAATCATAAAATTATAAAAAATACTCAAGGCAGTATAGTTATACCACCATGAGTAATAATCAGATTATCAATCTAATTAATCATCTTTTAAATCATTTTCACTCATATTTTCGACCATACTTAACAGGTCGTTCCGTTTATCATCCGCAAAGAATTTGTGCGAAAAATCAACAAATGCCTTAAATGCGTCCGTGCTGTCTTGTGCTTTGCGAAAGTATATGTTATATAATTCAATCATTTTCTTCTGATTTTCGCGCTTTAAAAGCCACTTAACGGCCGTCTGCACATCTTCCTCAAGCAACCAATTCTCAGCCGCCTTGTCTGTGCTTTCTTGCGGAAACACCTTATAGGCGCTTTTTAAGTCGTTAAATGTTTTACACGTCTGCGGCAGTAATTCAGGTGCATACTTCCAAATTATATAATACACTTTTGCGTCTGATTTCACAATTTTTTTGAGATGAGCTTTGACTGATTCTTCAGGCCGCACCGTACTTTTATTCCGCGCCATTTTGTTCACCTAACTTTTTTAAAATCGCGTTAATCTGCCTTTGATTTATTATTCCGCGTTCGTACGCCGCCTGCAACTTTGCAAATGCTTTCCAGTTTTGCAATAATACAGATTGATTCCGCTTTAAAGCGTTAGCTAATTCAATAGTCATAAAAATTCCTCCTAATCCGATTTTCCATGCCTGTGAGCATAATCTCTCTCCATGCCAATCTTAATACGTTTCTATAAACCTTATATGTATTGTGATTTTGAATTAATGTGATACTGATAGAAGGTTACTAATAATACCTTCTATTAGTGTACCTTTTTTCCAAACTATCCATTTACAATCACATATGACTGATAGCTTATACTTCCGGGAATATGATACTGCAATTTATTTGCCTTACTTGCTTTCACTCTCTTAAAATTTCCTATATTTAGTATCTGTTGAATACTTCGTTTCCATTGGATTTCAGTTTGACCTTTCCCCTTAATATCAGATTCAAGACAATATCCCTGTTTATTGATAATATTGCAAAGTTTGTTCATTAATTTTGAAGTAGCTTCATTTGATCTTTTAGAAGTACCTAATTTGTTTTCAAACTTGAATTGAGGATATGCCTTATTTGCTAATTCAGTACCAAAAGTACGAAGTATATAATCACGGCTTAATCCTTTAAGTGATATATTATTCTTTCTTAATGTTTTGGCAATTTCTTCACTATTTTCAAATAAATTTACTCCATATTCTTCAAAGCTATAAAAACCTGTAAGTTTTTTAAATCCATATGTAGCGGCAATATGTTTTGCTTTATTCAGTTCTTTATCAGGAATCACTTCCGGGGATAATTTTTCTATCATATTAAGTAATGCAAATAAAGTTAATGACTGCGATAATATCTTATGACTACCATTTTGAATCCCGCATACATTCATTAAATTACTATAGCTATCATAGAAAAATGGTCTATTATCTATCAATAGATCATCCTGAACATATTGAGTAAAATGTAAAAGTATCTTTTGAATATGTACTTTACGAGTTCTAATTAGTTTTGATAACGTAGGAAATTGCAATTCAAAATCTTCTGAATCAAGATAATTTGCATTATCAATTAACATTTGCTGTTGTTGTTTTACCCATTTTGATTTTTCAAGTTTTAAATTATATATTGCTTTTATAAATTCAATAGCTTTACTTTTTTTACAATGCGCTAACTTCTCTGTTATACCAATAATGGTATAAACGTGACCACAACCAAAACATTTATAAACCTGTGTTTTATCATCTGTTACATAGATATGGGCGGAAGGTTCAAAATCTTCATGCTCTGGCAAAATGCAATTTACATAACCGTCAATACCTAAATATTCTGATAGATCAATAGAGTTAATATATCTATATAAATCTTTCTCATTCTGAAATTTCTTTAACTGGAAGTTACCCCTAATAGAAGAAGATATAGTACCTTCTTTATCAGGGGTACTTTCCAGTAATATTCTCATTTTTTCAACGTCTAACTTTTTTATAGCTTCCACATTTTCATTTATTTCTGTATTAGAATATAGCTTTAGTTTTTTTTTACAACTCGATACCGTTTTGGTATTGGATTTTTCATGGTTAGATATTTCTGGTTTCCAATACTGCTTAATAACCTGTTCCGCATTAATCCTATTTGTATAGGTATCGCAAATTAGCGACTTCCCGCCGTAAAACATTCTGGTACAATCATAAGTTACCTTATCGGAATGAAATATATCAATAAGAGTATCTTGTAATTTGTTTCGGACATTTCTGTCCGTAACTATTTTATCAGTGCAAAATATTAACCTAAAATGGTGTTCCGCTTCAGAATGACTAAATGAAGTGTAGCCAAAGCAGGGCAGAATATTTAATTTTCTGCACCTATCTAATTCCGCTTGAATGGTAGTCCCATGATCAAAATCCAAAGCGAATAGCTGTTGGGATACCCAATCGATTGATTTTGTTCCATTTAACAGTGCCGGCTTAAAAGTAGCACCATTAGATAATCCATCTGCTAAATCACCAATCCCAATAGTAATGGACTTGATAAGTTTCTGGATTTTCTTAGTTTCAATTGAATCCGGTTTGTTACTATATCGCTTACCATAGTACATACATCTGACATTCATAATTCATCATCCTTTTTTTTTTTGCAATAAAAAAGAGCTATCCTATTTGGATAGCCCTAAATTTACTTTATTTATTCCTAATAGGGGTGCTTTAACAAGGCGGTTGTTTTTGCCTGTTTATTAATCTGTTGTGCTTTTCCCAAATTGCAGTTAATGGTATTGTTTCTTCCGTGTCAAAAGTCCAGTAAATCAAATGCGTTTTGCTGTTAAAACCTGTGCCTAAACAGCGCAGTCCGTACTTCATGTAAAAATTAGCTTTGTAAATATTGTAAATATAAGTTATTTTGGTTTTTGGATTTTTAAGCGGAAGATTATGTTCCTTCCGATATTTTATATAATCTGATTTATCACCGTACATGCGATTCATCCAAAGATCATATATTGGTTGTGACGCATTCCAGTCAAAAGACCAATAGCTTTTTCCTGTTGATCTGCTAATATCCTTTTTTACACATTTTAATCCGTGTGCCATGTAAAATTTTGCCTGATTCGGATCGTAACAGTATGTATATTTCTGGTGATTCATAATAATTCCCCTTTTCAAAATCTGATTTTCAAGATAACAAGTTTTGTTTGCTTACATCTGATCTGGTCTTTTATATTCTGATAGCGCCTGTCTTACTTCGGGTGTAGCGTCAAAAACCCAAAAATTACATCTGCTATCCTCGTTATAGCATTTAAAAAGATAGCGGAATCCTTTGCTCTTTAAATAAAGCATTTTCCTACAGCTATAGCAAATGATAAAACGTTCGCGAATTTCTTTTTTAACGTCTTCCTGCGTTTGTGTTTTCATATTTTACTTCACCTTTCTACAAATTGAGTATTTGTCTTTATACGTTTCAGCCGCCGTTATAATTAAATCCGGTTCACATTCGTAAATCTCTTGCAGTTTATACGACGGCATAAATTCACGTGTTGTTTTTTGTGCTATTTCAAAATTTACAGACGGTAATTTGATATTTTGACTACAATATAGTCGGTTCCCGCGCATTTCTATTTTTGCGTTCAGATGATATTTGTCGCCAAAATTAAGAAAATATTGTCTGTCGTGCGCTTGTAATATTGGAATCAGATACTTTCCGATTTCAAACGCGTCCATCCATGCAAGCGTTACCTTGCGGTATCTGCCGTTATACTTATAGTACCCGGCGTCCCAGCCGTCAATAGCAATCAGTGCGTCAAGCTGCTGTATGCTCCAGCGTCTTAAATCAACGCCATATAACGCAATTAGAAAAGCAAATGTACTGCCATTGTAGCGGTGTTGATAATCCGTTCGGTAATTATTCGGGGAAACCCTTTTCCTATTGGGAATAAATGTGTAATGGTTGTCAAAACACATGCCGTTAATTTCGGACAAATCCACATAGATAGGCATTTTTCCCGAAACTCGCTCTCTATTTAAATACAATCCTTGGCCTAAATCGAAGTATCCGCCTATGTTTATCCGAAATAATTTGTTTAATAGTTTGCACGAATAGTAGCTGTCAAAATCATTGGACAAGACAAGATAATACTTATCTTTGTTTATGCTTTTATACCATTTTGGTAATTTGCATTTCAACTCTTCTTTCATTATTGCTTTTCGCAATATTATTTTGTAGTCGGTTCAAGCGATATTATTTATCTCCCGTAGGATTGAAAGTGATTATCGTCAACACTCCTTCCTACCTGTAATACTAAAAAATATAGCATTGCTTAATTCCTCCTTTGATTTTCAATTTTAAGTTATTTTAAAATGGTTTTACGTCCTCTCACACCTTTAATAAGTTGCCCTCTTTGCTTCGCCGCTGAAGCAATGTTAAGCGCGTCAATAATCTGTCTGTAATTATTGTCCGTAAATTCTTTCTTGCCCTGCTCAATCTGCCCGATCAACTGGGGCGACACTTTGCAGAATCTTGCGACATCGCGTAAAGATAACCCTTTATATTCGCGGATTCTCTTAAACTCTTCTCCTGTTATCATTTTAGATTTTCACTCCTCCCCTTAAATATAAAGGCGTTTAGCACACCTTTGCCACACCTGCTGATTCCGCCCTATGGAGGAATATCATGTAATGGGTTTGGGTATCAGCAGGCATGGCAAAAGTCGGAGTTTGCGCTCCGGCCTTTATAAAATTTAACCTTCGGATGGGGCAATCGTTTTCCGAAGCACTACAATTCCTGTGTCGTTAAGCAACTTAACAGCATAGAGCATAGACGCGGAAATATCGGTGCAAAGTTCCAGCGCCTTGTATTCCTCATTGTATGTAATATTCTTCTGGAAAACGTAAGATAATGCGCCGCGCTTGACAATATAGGTCTTGCATTCGCCTGCGGTGCTGTCGTAGGTGCCGTTTGCCGTGCAAATTACAGGCACGCCGAAATACTTTCCGATTACGCCATTGCGGACAATGCCGTTGTCGGTGGTCTGATATGTAAGCGCTGCATTTGTAAATTCGTCCATGCCTGCAAATTTGGAGCGCAGACGCGGATTAATTACAATTGCGGCAAAAGAATCCGTATCGACATCATCGCCGAAATTATCAAACCCGGCTTGCAACTCAGCGCTTGTGATATTATCAGCCGCGTCGGTCGGCGATTTAAAAACTGTATTATCTGCTTCAGCGGCAAGGTCGGTGTCAACTTTCTTTGCCATGACATCGCCAATCTGTTCAATCACACGGTTCTGGACGTCACCTTTAATCTGCGCCTTGTCAATATCATAGACGCGGAAAGGAGATGCAATGTATCTTACCTCTGCCGTGCTGTCGCTCATATCAATTTCCGCAGGTGTCATAGGCGTGCCCTTTTGCGGAGTTGTTACAACCGCTGTCCGCTTAAACTTTGGGAAATGGACAGTATCACCGTAGTTTTTGATTTCGGGTACCATAGCGGTTGCGTCAGTCGAAATGGAACCCCATTTTAGAGTAGTACCAAGTTTTTCGTTTAGTGCATCAGAGAATACTTCAGGAATAAAAATAGTTGCCATATGTAAAACCATCCTTTCATATTATCAAAATTGTTTGTGTTTGATTGGAATTAAAGTCCCATCATCTTTTTGGCAAGTTCTGGATTCTTTTCATAAAAATCCTGTTTTTCGTGATAATTCATTTTCTTCCATTTATCCTTAGAAATTTCTGTATTATTGCTGTGTCCGGAAGGTTTAAATCCTAATTCTGATAACTTTGCATTGACAAGATTATCAATAGCAGTTCCAAACTTTTCAACGTCCACATCGTCTTTCAAATAATCGGCAAATGATTTATCAATATTTTTAGAAGTAAGGGAATCAATGAGATTTAATCTTTTTTCCTTTGCTTCCAGCTTAGATAAACGATCTTCATAATCCTTTTCCTCATCTGATTTTTCATGAGGAAGTTTAGCTTGAAGTTCTTTAATCTGTTTGGAATATGAAGTCCTAAGTTTATCCTCCGCACTTTGAATTGCTTTGCTGTATTCATCCTTAGTCATAGTAATCGTTTCTTCTTCACTCATATATTATAATCACCTTTCCTGTTATAGGATCTGATCCCTAAACATTAGTTATCAGATTCTATCCCATTAAACTTATGTTGTTGTTGTCTTAAACTTGTTTTCATACTATTTGCTTTTTTCCTGCAATTCGGACAATACTTTGAATTGTGTCCAGTGACGGGAAAATAGCGACCACACATAGAGCATGATTTGTAAATTACATTGTTAATCACTATCTTTATAGTTTTATTATCTTCCCCTATGGAGGTATAGTCATTAATTCGCCTGTACTTCATTTGACGATTTCACCTTTCTAATTTGATTTTTAAATTTTTAACTTACCATATACCATCCCTAAGTTAGAGATTTTTAAAAACGCTGATAAAGCGCATGAGCGTTGACTTTTTTAAAGATTTTTATTTAATTTGTGCTGTCCGGATTTTATATTCAATCTTTGCTTTTCACGCTGAAAAAAATATATTTCAACTCCAATAGGGGAGAGAAGTCAAATAACACCTTGTAATAAAATAAAAAATATTCATTTCCTCCATAGTAGACGACAAACTGAATTTTTATAAAATACCAAAAAACATAGGCCACAAGC